TGGCATCGCATCCCGCCCCTGCCCCGCTCGCATCGCCTCGGCAATCATCCGCGCCCGGTCCTCGCCCTGCTGGCGCATGTAATCCTTCTCGCCCGTATCGGCCCGCTCTGCCATCTTGCGACTGGCCAGCGCTTGAGCGATCTTCGCCAGCGGATTAAGCGCCGTCTGCCGCACGGCATAGCCGCCTGCCATCTGCGTCTGCTCAGGCGCGAGCGATTGCTGTGCGAGCATCTCGGCGAGTTTGCGATCACGCGAGAATCGAGCCGTCGCCGGATCGGCCTGCTTGGTAAAGCTGAATTGGGAGAGTGCCATCTATAGCGCTCCGTAGTTCACCATCATGAAGCCGGATTTGTGGATCGCTACCGCATCCGGGCGAACCGCGGCCACTTCGTCAGCCATGACGCCTATATCGTGCCTGCCGAATATCTCGTAGGAGTACAGCGGGAATCCGGAACGATGCGTGCCGATGCGGACGATGTTTGACTTCAGGCGCCGATCGGAGAATCCGTACAGACCCGCAGCGCCGAGCGTGCCTAGCAATCCGAGCGTCGAGTTCTGCTGTCCGACCTTGGCGTTGTAGAGCCCCATATCGGCCTGCCCCTGCGCCTGGGTCGCCTGCATGATCGGAGCGGCCTGAATGTTCGTCCCGCTGTATCCCTGGAACTGAGGCATAGCTACGGGCGAGGCAGAACGTACCGCGTTAAGCATGTTGAGCGGCTCGGAGCGCAGAAAGGACTGTTCTTGTATCGCCTGCTGCCGCGCCTGGTCGCCGGTCTGGATGCCCTGCAATGCAGCCGCGATGCGTAGATCGTTCTCCTTCTGGCCCTGCACTCGGTAGGCATCGTCCGAGGCTTCGCCGCCTCGTATGCCCTGGTTGATCAACTGCGTTCGCAACGTCTCGCGGTCTTTGGCGATCTGCGGCTCAAGGCGAGACAGGATCGCGTCCTGCGCCGTCTGCCCGGCATTGATAGATCGCGCAGGCAGAGATGCCGTGTCGAACGGATTGTCCAGCGCATTGCCCACGTAGCCGAGGCCAGATTCAGCAATGTTTCCGAGCCCGGTATTGATCCGCTGCTCCTGGTCAAATCGCTGTTGCCCGACCGGCGTGAGGGAGTCTTGAATGAATACCTGCTCTGGATCGCCCTTGTAGCCGAATTGGACATCCCGCGAGCCGAGCGGATTGGAGAAGCTCGGGTTGCTCAGTTTGCCCGTTGCCATTGCCGCTTCTTTGTTCGCGGCTCCCTGTGCCTGGGCTGCGCCGACGTAATCCGGGGCGGGCGGTGCGCTTGCTTTTCCCATCAGTGACTCCTAATCCAGCGGCAGTTTTCCCGCTTCATACGCAAGATGATCAAATCGCCTTCAGGGTGCGCGCCTTCTAGCTTCGTCTCGACTTCAAACCCGAGATGCTCATCGAACGACAGCGCCTTATCGTTAGTGCTCGGCACGATCCCCGTGACCCGCTGGCATCCAAGCTGCCGGAACGGGTAATCGAAGCAGGTTCGCAGGTACTCACGATTCAGCCATTCCGCGGTGCCATCGCTCGCCACGTGCATCACGACGTTTGCCCCGTTGTAGTCCTCGTAGAGCACCCCGGCGACAAGTGCGCCGTTACGCTCTAGGCCAATGGCCGTACCGCGGCCCGGCAGCCATGTCCCGCCCGCTCTCTCGCATACCCACGGGCCGATTCTTTCGGCATCGAATACGATTTCAGCCAACGAAACCACCCGGCTCATAGATGAAGTCGGACGCCATCCAACGCACCTCGATCTGCGATGCGGTAATTATGTTCATCGCGCCGGCCATGCCAACGCGGCCCATCGTCTGCCAGTTCTTGATGATCCGAAGCGCCCCCGCCCAAGCTGAGACATCCCACACCGCCACATCCCACAAGGCCGTCGTTACCGGAGAAAACGTGACCGATCCCGTAAGTTCTGACGTATCGAAATCGACGTTAATGCCAGCGCGTATCGAGGGATTCCCCGTGCTTGCGATGATCGGGCGGGCCATCTTGAAATGCTTCAGCGTGCCGCGTTTGCCGAAGTAGCTAAACGCCTGCAACGCGCGCCCGTTGATGTTGGCGCCGTTATCGGAAAACTCCGACCAAAACCGACGCACGGTCGTGTCGCCGCCGAAGTACGGCTCATCGTTGAGCAGCGCCCAACACTGCGCATCCGTTCCCAGGAAGCGACACCATGCCCCGGTCGCCGTGTTCATCACGTACTGATGCGGGTTATCCCCGTCTGACTCCGTTGGGATGTTGACGATGAGCATATTTCCCTTCGGGTAGTGGATCATCTGCCACCCGAAGTAACTCGAATAAGTGACAGCCGCATTGGTCATTGCGGTACGGATCTTGTCCGTTATGCTGGCCTCGGTCGTTCGATCTGCGACGAGCGCCCGGCTCAATGGCATGATGCCGTCCACACAGAGCAATAGCAGGTCGCCCGCGTACTTGAGCAAGCACCGTTGACCGATCGGCGAACCAAGATGCCACGCGCCCACGAGCGCCCAGGTCGTCGAACTGCTCGGGTCTGTGCCCTTGTAGACGATCACCTCGCCCTCGGAGGTAATCGCTACCCAATGGTCATCCATGCCCTCGCCAGCGTCGAGCGTCCACGTACCAATTGATACGATCTCGCCCCCGCGCTTAGCTACACCAGCCAACGGGAGCGGGCTTGCGGTTCCGCCTACGGAATCAGTCGGCAGATACCACGCCGTCAGCGTGTTGTCTTGTGCGAACCATAGCCGGTTTTTGTGCAAAGTCACGTCTTTAAGCGTCGTGGTCGTAACGCCCGTGATTGCTGGCGTGCTTACCGCATCGATGGCCGTCCACGTCGTTCCGTTGTAGAGTAGCGGCTTGTCGACACCGTTGACGGCATACAAGTAGCTTCCGCCCGCCGTCGTGATGTTGACATGCTGCCATCGGGAATTCGTCAGCCCGGTCACAACCGCCGTGGCCACCGCTCCCGCTGCGGTCGCATCGTAGATCGCCGTCCCTGCGCAGGCGAATAGCTTTTCCGTAGTCGTCGTGTAGTTGAGCAGGCTCTCGACGGGAGCAGAGAATCCAGTCATGTGGTTGGCGTATCCCTTGCGCCCCATGACATCCGATGCGGTCGGAAAGTAGTTATCCAACACAACCGCATCGGTTTCCTTCATGTTCGCCACAGCGTCGCGCGCATTCCATCCTCCGACCGGAGCCGGCAGACTGCGCATTTCGCTGGATACGCGCCTCACAGCGTCCAATTCCCATCAGGGATCAAAGGCGTTTGCTTCGGCTCACCGGCTAGGTTCTTTGCGCCCTCGGGTACGTCATGCGTCTTGCAAGTGCTCAGTGCCTCTCGATAGTCGATCCGGGCCTGCTCGTAGTCCAGACCCTTAGCCCGCAGCCATCGATACGTCAGCCCGAGCGTCATCAGGTCGTCAGGGAATACGCAGGTATCCGTGTCGACCGTAAATGCGGTTTTGCTGGTCGTCGTCGCCCCCGTGGCCAGCACCCAATAGTTGGACACGTACTCGTAGGCCATCGTGTACGCGGTCGTCGGCGTGGTGTAGAACTTGATCTGGTTGAGATACAGCCGCCAGCGCAATTGCGTGACCGTCGAAAGCCCCGTGTTGAGCCACTGCCATTCCTGCGGAGATGACGGCCCGCGGTTCTGCCAGTCGTTCGTGCGGTCGTAGTGCGTATCCGGCACCATCCGGTCGAAGTCTGCCGGAAGGTCGTACGTCGCCGTGCCGTTGACCGTAGGAAACGTGTATTCGGTCACGAGTCTCCGCCAAGGGTACGCGCGGACCAAATCACGCCCGACACGGTTGGCGAGCGCAAGCATTTGCGTGATCGTCTGATCTCCAGAACCGACCACGCTCGACGGCATCGCAACGTCGGAGGCAAGCTCCCCGACCGCTTGCTGGACTAGCTCAAGCAGCGTTTGCGACATGCTCTGCTACTTTGCGCGGCCGACCACGTTTCGGGACGTTCTCAAGCGCTGTGAGGCGTTCCTGAAGCTGCCGGATAAGCTCGTCCTTCTCCGCATCCTTGGCCTTGATCTCGGCTACCTG